CAACTCCAACATCAAGCCGGGCGCGCTGCTGTTTGCCCAATACCCAATGGCCAACGTCGGCGCCTATGTGCGCGGCGGTAACGTGTCGAGCCTATCCCTTACCGCGTTGCAGGCGCTGTCCGGCACGCTGATCGTCACGATCGATGGGGTGGTGAAGAATAGCGGCACGGTCAATCTGGCCTCCGCCACGAGCTTCACCAGCGCGTCGCAGTTGCTGTCCACCGGGTTCGCTACCTCCGGCCCAACACAGGCCAGCGTGACGGCCTCGGCCGGCGCCACGGCTACCGGCACCGGCTCAAGCACCAACCTGACCCTCTCCGCCGTTACAGGCGTTGTCATCCCCGGCTCGGCCGCATCGGCGACGATCACAGGCACCGGGGTCCCGGCGAACACCTACATCGTGTCGCAGACCAGCGGCACCACGGGGGGCGCTGGGGTCTACGTCACGAACAACGCGACTACGGCCAGCGGCGCGGCGATCACCGTCACAAGCACCACCATGACGGTCTCGGCCGTCAGCAGCGGCACGATCTCGGTCGGCCAACAGGCGACGGGAACGAACGTCACTGCCGGCACTTACGTCGGCGGGTTGGGCACGGGTGCCGGGGGAACGGGAACGTATATCCTCACACAGGGCTGCCAGTTCGCGAGCACGACCGTCACCCTGTCGCAGCCGGTGGTGACGTGGGATAGCGTGTCCGGCGGGTTCATCATCGTTTCCAGCACGACCGGCGCATCTTCCACCATGAGCTTCGCTTCGGGCACGCTGTCCACCGCCTTGGCTCTGACGCAGGCGACGGGGGCGGTCACCAGCCAAGGCGCTATCGTCGCGGTGCCCGGCACCTTCATGGCCGGCATCATTCAGCAGACGCAGAATTGGGTGACCTTCCAGACCCTGTTCGACCCCGACGCTGGCAGCGGCAACGCTCAGAAGCAGCTTTTCGCGGCGTGGGTGAACAGCACCGGGAACCAGTTCGTCTATCTGGCGTGGGACAATGACATCACCCCCACGCAATCGACAGCGGCCACCACGTCGCTGGGCTACATCCTCGAGCAGTCCCAAAGCTCCGGGACGGTGCCGATCTATGAGCCGGCCGGGTTGAACAACCACTATGCCTCGTTTGTCGGCGGCGCCATCGCGTCCATCGATTTCACGGAATTGAACGGTCGCACCAACCTGAAATTCCGCAGCCAAGCGGGGCTGCCGATCACCAGCTTGACCGGCACGCAGGCGGCGAACCTGGATGCGAACGAATACAACTACTATGCCGGCAACGCATCGCGGGCGCAGACGTTCAATTGGCTTTCGCAGGGCGCCATCACCGGCCCGTTCAAGTGGATAGATTCCTATGTCAACCAAATCTGGCTGAATTATTCGTTGCAGCAGGCTCTTATGCTTTGCCTAACGCAGAATAAATCGGTCCCATATAACCCGCAGGGTTATGGTTTGGTTCGGCAATATGCCCAACCGCCGATTAACGCCGCATTGAATTTCGGCGCTATCGTCTCTGGTGTGACACTATCCGAGGGGCAGGCGGCATACGTGAATAACGCGGCCGGCTTCAAGATCAGCAACGCGATCACCCAGAACGGGTATTATCTGCTAATGCTGCCGACATCCGCGTCCGTGCGTGGGTTACGCGGCTCGCCCCCGGTGCAGTTCTTCTACACGGACGGCGGCAGCGTCAATATGATCAATCTCACCTCCACCGACATCATGTGAGGCAGCAATGACCGATATCACTTCCGCAAATGCGGTGCTTTATCTGGCGGCGCCGCTCGCCGGATTGGTTGTGCCTCAGCAAATGCAGGGCTGGGCCGTGGACGATCTTATCGACGTGGAGCCGATGAAAGTCACGGAAACGATGCGCGGTGCCGATGGCCTGCTGTCGGCCGGGTTCGTGTTCGGCGATCCGAAGTTCACCTTGAACCTGATGGCGGACAGCCCCTCGGCCGCGTTCTTCGACGCCCTGGTGGCATTCATGACCGCTAACGTCATGGTGGCGCCCATGTATGGGACGCTGACCTATCCGAGCATTGGGCAAAGCTGGGCGCTGAATAAGGGGTTTATTCCAGATTATATGTGGGCGCCATCGGGCAAACGTATGTTGCAGCCCCGCAAGTTCCCCCTCACCTGGGAAAGCATTGTGATCGGGCCGGTGGGGATCAGTGGATGAGCCGGCGGGAGAAGGTCGTCGCGATCACGGCCGAAAACCGCGATCACGGCAAGACGTTCCGCATCGTCGAAATGCCGGCCGAGCAGGCGTGCGAGTGGTTCGACCGGGCGGCGCAATTGATCGGCCGAGGCGGCGCAGACGTGCCCGCCACGCTGTTCGAACATGGCCCGGCGGGGTTTGTGGTGCTGTCCATGGGGGCGATCCTGTCGGCCCTGGGGAAGGCGCCATACCACGAGGTCAAGCCGCTCCTGGATGAACTGATGGCGTGCGTGGTGTCCATGCGGTCGCCGGGCGCGGCTGCAGACCTCACGGTCCCATCTTTGATCAGCGGGCAGATCGAGGAAATCTCGACCCGGTATCTGCTACGCGAGGAGGTCTTGAGCACGATCCTGGGTTTTTCTATTCGCGAAAGGCTCTCCACCTTTCGCGAAGCGGCGGCAGCGATGATGAGCGACCTTGGGCTGAATATGCCAACATCCGACGAGAAATCGGAGTAGTCGTCTCAAGCCGGCTCGCCACCCGGATCGAACTAAACACTGTTTACGGGCTGCGGGACCTTTACGACTTCCTCGAAATCATCCTCGTGGACCGATACAACGAATGGTTGGCCAACCGGCCGAGGGGTAACAGGTGACGCAGACGGTCGTTGACGCCCTGGTTGTGACGCTTGGCCTTGACCCCTCGGGGTTCACCAAGGGCCAGAAGGAAGCGGCCGAATCCCTCATCAAGACGCGGGACAATGCGAACGCCGTCGCCAAGGAAATGGCGGCGAAGGGCAAGCAGGCGGCGGAGTTCTTCTCCACGGTGAAGAACGAGGCGCTGGGCTTGATCGGCGTCCTGCTGGGTGCGCAGGGGCTGGAATCGTTCGTCCGGTCCACCACCACATCGATCGTGCAGATGGGAAACGCGGCCCGGAATATCGGGATGCCCATCGGCGAACTGAACGCCTTCGGCATGATGGTAGAGCGGCATGGCGGGAACGCCGCCGCCGCCGCCGCATCGTTCCAAAAACTGACGGACGCGGCCAATAATTTCGCCATTCTCGGCCAGGGATCCCAGTATGCGTCCGTCATGGGGATGCTCGGGTTGAACCCCGGCGCGAAGGGCACCGATGTCTACTCGGCCCTGCTGAAATACGCTTCCGAGCATAACAACGCGCGCGGGATCCAGGAAACCCGTACCTACGGGCAAATGCTTGGTCTCGACGAGGGGACCATGAACACCCTGTTGGATCAGGCTAAGGGCGGCGTGGCGCAGTTCCATAAGGAGATGGCCGAGTCCTTCAGCTTGGGTACGCGGACGCCTGAGATGGCCGAGGCCATGAAGCAACTGACGCACGACTGGGAGGCGCTGTCGCAGGCTGCTGGCCATTTCGGCGACGTGATGCTGACCGACGTGCAGCCGTATTTGTCGGCGTTCCTGCAATGGAACACCGAAATGATCAAGCAAAACCCGACCGCGACGCTGGCGATTGAGGGGCTGGCATCCGCGTTCCTCGCATTCAGCACCTTGGCGAACGTGACCAAGCTGTTCGGGTTGACGGCGATCTCGGATGCGTTGGCGGGAATTGCCGGCCTCATTGCGCGGATCAGCGCGCTATCGCTGCCGGCGATGTTGAGCGGAGACACACCCGGCGCTGGCGACAACTATCAAGTGCCGGAGGGGCATAAAAGAGGATTCCTGAACGATCTCTGGTATCAGTATATGCCGGAAAGCTGGGGCGGTAAGCCGTCCAACGGCGCCTCCCCCAATGCCCCCAGCCGCGCAGATCAGCACGGCACGCGCGAAGAAACCATCGATTTTTTCCAAAAAAACGGGTATAGTGCTGAACACGCCGCCGCGATTGCCAGCATTATTGGTTTTGAAAGTGGCTACAACGCGGCGGCGTTCAACGGATCCGGCGGTGGACGCGGCGCGCGGGGTGCCATCCAATGGCGCGGGGACCGCATCGAGAATTACCGTCGTCTGTTTGGACACGATCCCGACCAGGGCAGCTATCAGGAAAATCTCCGTTTCATCCAATGGGAACTCCAAAACACAGAGCGCGGGGCCAATCAGGCGTTGCGTCAATCTCATACCGAAGCGGAGGGGGTGGATGCGCTCAACCGGACATATACACGGCCTGGGCACCTGTATTCTATTCTGAGAACCAAGCCCCTTGCGGCACCGTCCGCCCGCGACGTTGCGCCGATATCGAATGCCGGTTCGGGTGGCGTTGCCGGCAGCAACGTCAGCATCGGCTCTGTGACTGTCCACACTCAGGCGACCGATGCCAACGGGATCGCCCGCGACATAAACGACGCCCTCAGCCGCGCGATTACCGATTCCAACCGGGGGCTTGAATAATGGCGCTGCCGATCACCCCCAAACCCCAATACCCGAACGTCCCGCGCGCGCCTGGGGTGCCATCGGTCTTGCGGCAGGTGGGGCAGATCAACAGCGCCGTCGTGCTGCTGATCGCCGATGCGCAGATCATCCTCAATCTGTTCGCCGGGCCGAAGTGGGGGCTGTTCACGCAGGGCGACGCGCCGGCACTGAACCCGGATTCCGTCATCCGCGTGTCTTACCACGGTGAAGCAAAAGTCTCGACCGCGCCGCTGGAGCAAGGGGCGTTCTACTCCTACAACAAGGTTCAGCAGCCGTTCGCGGCCCGGTTGACGTTCGTGATCGGGGGCACGCCAGCCGAGCGTCTGGTATTCCTTCAAGCGTGCGAGGGGGCCAAGCAATCCCTCGGCTTGTACGATCTCGCGATGCCGGAATGGGTTCGGAAAAACGTCAACGTCACGCACTACGACTTCGACCGCAGCGGATTGAGCGGCGTCAACCTGTTGGCCGTTGACGTGTGGGTTGAGGAAATTCGCTTTGCCGGCCCCCCGAAATTCAGCAACCCGGCGGCGCCGAGTGGGGCCAATCCGGTCAATGCTGGCACCGTGTCGCCAACGTCCGACTCTCCTATGGCCCCCGACAATGCTCAAAAAGAATTGACCTGATGCAAACCGTCCCCATCCTGCCGACCGCGAATCAGGTGGTATCCGTCACGCTGGCGGGGCAGCCCTGCCAACTGCAAATCGCCCAAAAATCGACGGGCCTGTTCATCACGGTTTCGGTCAACAATGCCCCCATCGTCAGCGGCGTAATCTGCCAGGACCGCAACCGGATCGTGCGGGACGTGTATCTCGGCTTTGCCGGCGATCTCGCGTTCGTGGACACGCAAGGCGCGGCCGATCCATACTACACCGGCCTCGGGTCGCGCTGGCAGCTTCGGTATTATTCGGTCGCGGACCTGACGGCTCTGGGGTTGGTCGGATGAGCGGATCCCAAAGCACCTACGTCGAGAGATCGATCACGATCACGATCCGACTGGGCGAGGGCACGTTCGGCGACACCGGGTCGAACACGGTCACCCTTGAGGGGCTGCGAGTCCTGGCGACCATCGAGAAAACAGCGCCACCCGGTTTCGGCCGAGCGGAAATCCGCGTCTACGGCATGACGCAATCCGTGATGAACCAGGTCTCGACGCTTGGGGTGCCGTTCCGCATGTATCGGCAGGGCAATATCGTGACGGTGCAGGCTGGGCAGAAGGGTACGCCGCTGCCGGTGGTCTGGATCGGCTACATCTTGAATGCGTGGCAGGTTCTGGAAGGTGCGCCGGACACGTATTTTCAGATCGTCTCGAATGCGGGCGTGCTTGATGCGATGGTGCCCGGTACCCCCTTGAGCTTCCCCGGCCCTATCGATGTGGCCTCCGTCATGGCCGGTCTCGCCACCCGCATGGGCCGCGTGTTCGTCAACGATGGGGTGACGGCGAAGCTGTCGGGCGGATACTTCCCCGGCACGGCCATGGCGCAGGCCATCGCCATCGCCCGCGCGGCCGGCGTCGAAATGGAACCGGGCGGCGGGCCGGGCGACACTCTCACGATATGGCCAAAGGACCGGACGCGG